CGCCCAATTGATTGTAAATTCCTGATTCGGGATTTTGATGGAGAGGCAAATATAATATTGTGGAGGTTTCTAATATTAATACCAGTACTAAAAGTGCCATAAGACGCAACAATAATTGCATTGGATTCTTCCTCGGTGATAGAACGAACAGACTCTCTAACAGTTACATCCGTGTCGCCAGATACAAAAAATATTTTTCTGTCTCCAGCTTTTTCTTTGATCATTTCATATAGAACTTTGCCGTGTTTCTCAACATACTGGAATAGCACCAAAGTGTTACCTTCTTGTTTTAAGGACAAGTTTCGTATGAATTTGTTTCTTTGTAAATTTCCTACAATAAAATCCATTTCTTTTTGATAGTCAAATCCTTTACAGGACTTTCTTATCTCATCGGCATATTCTAATATTATATTATATATCTTAAGATCTGCCAATTGCTTATTATCAATTAGTTTCTTCGTAGTAGTTACTTTATACACGGGGCCAAATAAACCCTCAAGGACTAGTTTATGAGTCTTGGTTCCATCCAATGTCCCAGTAGTACCAACTCTGAATGGCGTTGATGTACACTTATTTAGTATACTTGTAAGAGACTTAGCTTTAAAATTGTGAGCTTCATCCCCATAAATTACATCAAACATAGCAAAGAATTGTTTTGGTAATTTATATAGTGATTGCCAAGTGCTGATAACAACATCATATTCGTTAGACTTTTCATGTCCGCCGTAAATACGATAACAATGTTCAGAGGCTTTCCAGCCATTAATACTAGAATAGTCTTGAAAGTCTGAGTATAATTGTTCTACAAGGGAAGTGGTTGGTACTAGAATAAGCTGTTTTCTGTTAGCTTTTAGATTCCAACGAAGAAGGCAATAAAGAATAAGAGACTTGCCTGAGCCGGTAGGAGATAATAATAGACGTCGCCCGTCACTAATAGCTTGATAAACGGCGTCTATTTGATAATCCCTAACTTCAATAGGTTCGCCCTTTGAAGCAAGTTTTAATGATAAGCAAAATTCTTTTACTATATCATATGTCACAGAATCGGCTTGTTCTACATATTGAGAATAATCTATGGTGTAATCTCGTTCTTTGCAGAAATGCTCAAGATAACTTTTTAGCCCAACATAAAGCTCTTGGGTAAACATAGAATAAAGACGAACTTTACCATCCCACATACGAGATCTATATAAAGGGTGAAACTTTGCGCCAGGAACATCAAACGAAAAATGATCGTTCAATTCTTGTCCTATTGAAGGTTCACACTTTACTTTAAGGTAAACTTCGTCTTTCTTAGATAAAACTATATCGGTCATTACATCATGCCATTGGTAAACTTATTCCATTCGATAGCATTTTTAATATCCCAAGTTCTACTGTTTAAAGAACGAATGATCTGCTCTAACTGGTATAATACTGTTTTAAAATATTCCACCTTATCTTGCAATTCAACGAGGTTGTTATCAACAGTTAGAAATTCATCCATTTCATTTTTTAATGGTTTATTTCCTTGCCATTGATCCCAACCTTCATCTGTCAATTCCGCTTGCGTCATTTCGCCTCTGTAATAGCGATACTTCTTACGTCGGCAATTTAAATAATCGGATTCGGCTTTACGAAGATTAAGGCGGGTTGAAGATAGATAATTCAAATACTTGGCATGAAGGTTTGGGGTCCTAGCAGATTCATGCCCAAGATTCATCTCATTAATCTTGCAATCCTCTGCCCAGGATTCTTGAAGATCTGATAATTTCATAATATATTTTTATCTATTAACCTATTTGGATAATTTGTTGAGGATTACCTTGGAAGTTGAACGAACCATAGTGGTTCAACGAGATTGAAGGATCAAGCCAAATTTCGCCACCGATGTCTTGCCATCTACGACTGAAGGTATAATCCTCAGACAAATAACGCTTGTCCTTAGGATCAATCATTGTGTCGAAGAAAGCGTAGAAATGAGGATTCAATTCTGGAGGTGTGTTCAAGTCGTTGTTGTATTTCAACTCTGGGTATGAGGTAATCATTTTGTCGATAACTTCACGCTTAATCATCATGAAGCCTGTAGCTCCATCATGTAGACGAATCAAACCATTCTCAATCGCAATTTGTTTTGCTTCGCGATTAATGAATTTAAAGTTAATAGCATAATCACTACCGAATGATGCAATTGCTTTATCGTCAAACGGTTGATCTGTTTGTTTAACAGATTCACGAATACGCTGCCAGTTAACACCCTTTTTAGGATAAGCACCAACTGCAACATCTTTATTATGTGCAATTAATTTAATAACATCTTCTACTTGAAACTCAATGTCCGCATCAATGAACATTAAACGAGTAAAGTCGCTTTGTAGGAAATAAGCAACAAGAACATTACGTGCTCGCGTCACCAATGACTCATTCGCAATAGTACCAAATGCGATTGGGATTTGATGTTGATTGCAGAATGTGAGCAAACGAATTGTTGATCTGAAATATGCTTCAGTTAATTGTCCACCATAGCAAGGAGTTGCAATAAAGATTCTTTCTTTTCGCAAATCCTCCAATTTAACTTCCAAACGATTTTCGCTTGGGGTTGCAGGTGTGCCGCCTGCATTAGGAACCTTCGGAAGTGAAGGAACCTTTGGTAATGCCATAGGCTTTACTTTATTTGTCATAATAACTCCAATTTAATTATAAGGGTTGTACTTCGAAAATAGTATATTTGAACGATGCTATCGCGGTAAAATATTCTACGCTAGCTGATGCTATATCAAAATCTAAAGCCTGCAATGATATAGGGAACAGGTTTTTAAATATTATATTTACTTTAGGGTTATTTGTCGAGTCTAAAATCGTTAAAGTTGCATCCGAGTATGCCAAAACTTCTTCTTTTCCAGTAGCTTTGGTAACAAACGGAAATCTACTTGGACGGTCTTTTGTAAATGCTGAGAATTGATCATAGTTCTCAGGGAACCCCAATGCAACTAACCATCTATACATTTCAAGATAATTTGACATATCTTCCGAAATCAAAAATCGAACTGTAAATTCTCCGAAATTTAATTTATCTCCAACTAATGGAACATCGGTAAATGGTGTAGGCTGTGTTGCAAAACCTAATTGTAAATCCGGAATATTTGCAGATTGGCAAGTAAACGAAACACCTGGCAAGTCTTTAATACTAAACCTAAACGCATTCGGTCTAAGATAATCATTGGTCTTAGGCAACGAATTATAAAAAGATTGTTGTGCTGTACTGATATTTGCGGTATATGCCATTTATTTAATTCCTTCTCCTTATATTTATATCCTGTGCAAAGACAAAAAAAGGGGGAATTGCTTCCCCCTTTTAAGTCCGATCTTGTCGTCGGTTGATTACATAAGGTTAATAACCTTAGTCTTACGATAGTACTGATTGCGAGATGCTGTGAAGCTGTCGCCGTCTGCATCGTAACCATTGCTTGCTGTAACATATGGGTTTGCGATCAAGCCGTAACGTGTCTTGAAGCCGATTTTTGGCTGGAAGCTGTTAGGATCGATAGCGCGAACCATTTGTAGAGGAACATATGGGCAATAGAACATACCTGCGTCATAAGGGCTAGAACCTTTATAACCAACCATGTAGAACTGATTAGAAGCTCCTAGGTTTGCAGAATATGGATCAATATAAACACGGAAGCGGCCATTTAGAACGCCTGCGAATGTATTGCCTGTGTCGTCTACATTTAGATTTGTAGAAAGAGCAGGAGTATAGTCTAGAACACCTGACATAGCTAATGCACTTGCAACGTCTGCAGAGCAAACGATGAAGTTACCTTTTCCTCTACGAGTATCTTGTGCAATGTGGTTAGCATCGCGTTCGATATTGAATAGAAGACCTTTGAAGCGTTCAACTGACCAGCGACCGTTAGAATCAACGTCTAAGTCAAATGTACCTGCTGTTGCTGTTGCAGGTGAACCTGCTTTTGCAACTTTATAAATTGTACGAATAACTTCGCGATTGATTTCAAACATGAATTCTTGTGACAAGATGTTTGAAAGTTCTGCTTCTGCATCCAAGCCATGAATTGCTTTCAAGTCTTGTGCCAATTCAACTGTGTATTCTGCTTTCAATGCTCTTGATTTTGCAGTAACTGTTGTCTTGTCAATAGAGAAAGACATTTCTGGGAAGTCAGATTGAGCTTCCATTGATGCTGTCATTGTAGCATTACCAGTGTTGTATGTACCAAATACTGGGTTGTTACCTTCTGCATTTTGACCTGAGCTTGAGAATGAAGTATTAGCTTCATTGTACAATGCTTCTGTACGACCTGATGCTGTACGAGTAGCACCGTAGTTTGATCTCATTGCAAAGATCAAGCCTGTAGGACCTGTCATTGGCTGTACGCCGCAAATGTCATATGCCATTAGGTTAGGCATTGCACGACGAACCAAACCAATTAGGATTGGGTCATACTTGTCAATACCACCAGTTGCCATGATGTTATTTGCTGGTGTTTCAAAAAGTGCTTGACGCTCTTCACGCAAAGACTTCTCTTGGTTTTCTAACAATACAGACGTAACTTGACGCTTGTAGTTGTCTTTGATTTGTGGAAGATCTGGGTGGTCAAGAATTGCTCCCCATTTCTGTTGTAGGTTTTCTGATAAAAACATTTTGTCTCCTTGTTGTGACTTTTTTAATGACTTATTTATTTATAAGTTATTGTCTTTTGATTGTTCGGGATAAGGCTTGTGCATAAGTTGAAACAACACTGTTGTCAGAATATGCTTCAGTACTTGTGTCTTCTATTAGAGATTGCTTTGCTGTTTCTTTAACAACTGCATCGCGAGGGAAGTAGTTCTCTTTAATAACAGTAACTTTTTCTTTATAAAGTTCTGTGTTGTCGAATTCTACACCTTCTAGAAGTTTAGACAATTTATTAGCTTCTGTGTCCGCTAGATCTTTGGACATTTCTTTAATAATCATCTTTTTCTTAAGTTCTGTAAGTTCAGAATTTAAGCCAACATTGCTGTTGATTTGACCGTTTAGGCTTTCTTCTAACTCTGTTACTTTAACTTGTAGTTCACCAATTACATCATATTTT